AAAAACGAATCGCTGGCCCCCCCCCCCCCCCCGCTATGTTCAAAAGCGCAAGCACAAACGGGTCGGGGGATCTAATCGTGGATGAAGGCGTCGCATCATGGCTCGGCTGGCTTGCTGCCGGCGGGTCTGCTGCGGGCAGCCTGCGCGTAAAGAAGCGCTACATCGGTGACCTGTCAAAGGTTGCGCCGCTTGCCGACATCACCGCCCGACAGATTGAGACCTGGCTGAGCAATCCGCGCTGGGCTCCCGAGACGCGCAAGTCAGCGCGCTCAAGCATCCGCTCCTACTTCGCCTGGGCTGAGCGCACGGGCCTACGCGAGGACAATCCGGCAATCAACTTGTTGACTGTCAAGGTTCCGCAGGGAAAGCCCAAGCCGACGCCCGAAGACGTCCTAGATGCAGCCCTGCATGACGCATCTCCCGAGGTCGTGTTGATGATCCTGTTTGGCGCATACGCTGGCCTGCGTCGCTCAGAGATCGCACAGCTGCGCTGGTCAGACATCACGCCGTACGGCTTGCGCGTACTCGGCAAAGGTGGCCGCACTCGAGTCGTGCCGCTGCATCCGCGCATCGTGGCCGAGTTAGACACCTACGACAGCGGCGAAGGCGACTGGCTGTTCCCCTCCCCTGTCCGCAGGGGCGACCACGTGTCCGGCGACTACGTCAGCAAGTGGCTCAAGGACGCGCTCGGCGGCGCGTATACCGCTCACACGTTGCGTCATCGCTTCGGCACTGCCGTGTATCGCAAGTGCAAGGACATCCGCGCCGTGCAGGAGTTACTCGGCCACACGAAGCCCGAGACCACGGCCCGCTACGTACTGATCGACCACGACGAGCTGTCGGCAGCGGTCAGCGCAGTGGCCTAGTAACAGAGCAAAGACCCCCTGACCTTCCTCGTGGGATAGTCAGGGGGTCTTTGCATGGGCGCGCGCCCGCCACGAGATGGCCTATTCGTCGTCAAAAAACTCGGAGTAGTCAGGCTCGACCGCGTCGGCCCGCTCGGTAATAACAGAGAAGCCGATCGGCTGTCGGGTCTCCTCGGTGGCCTGCGGCTGGCACTCGGCCAAAGCTACCCCGATGCTGGCCAGATCCTTGAGCAGTTGTCGGACGTCGCGCTTGGTCAGTTCGAGGCCATCGGTGCGAACCTCAAGCTCGCCGAGCGTGATGCGGATCTTCACCGCAGCGCCTGCGCGATCTCGGAGTAGCCGCGGATGTCGACGTAGTTGTCCTCGTGTGCCGACACCTTGGCCCTGCTGATCTTGACCAACATCATGCAGATCGAAACGTCGTGAGCCGATATATCTGTGCCGATATACGCGGACCACAGCGCAGCAGTGCGCTCCATGTTCGGCTTTGGGTCGCCGTAGTGCTCGGCCCTCTGCTCGACGATGTCCTTGGCCATGGCCTAGACGATCTCGAGGCCGTGCCAGCGGGAGCCGCCAGCGATGAATGTCAGGGCTGCCGGTGGGGACGACAGGCCGCCCTTGTGAGTCCACCACGTAGACCCGCCGTCGAGCGCTCCTGTCTGCATCCACGTGGTAGGCCCAAGGTGCTCAAGCCGCAGCGTGTGAAAGTGTCCCGAGACCACGATGTCGCACGTGCCGATCGGCTCACGGTCTAGCGCCTTGTTAGCCAGCCACGACTGCATCTTGCCGCGCGTTTGATGACCGTGAAGCAAGCCGATGCGCGTGCCGGAAGCGTCGACCGTGAGATGCAGGCCGTCGTGACCTGGGAATGTCCAGCCGATGTCGTAGCCCTTGGCAGCCATGACGTCGGCCACCTGCGCCGCGCCTTCGATCGCCCAGGAGTCGTCGTACCTTGTGGCCATCTGATTGCCCACGCGCTTAGCCTCGTCATGATTGCCAGGAACGACAGCCACATGCACGGGCGCAAGCTCGGCAAAGGCAGAGACTTGCTCAGCCATGAGCCTGCGATAGACGCGCACCTGCTCGGTGACCGTGAGATCCAGCCGCGCCAGCAGATGCGAGGACTGACTCTCGGTCCCCTCAATACAGTCGCCGACCCAGCCAAGCAGCACAGGACCGACCTGACCCCGGTTGCGCAGTGACTTGTAACGGGTCAGCGCACGATCCAGGCTTTCATAGAAGCGCTGCACCGTGCCGGCAGAGCCGTCGCCGTCGGGCTTGCCGAGCTGCAGATCACCGGCCATAAACACAAAAGTCGCATCTCCTACGCCTGCAGGTTGCGTTTTTTGCGTTAAACGCTTGACCGACGCGAGCAGCTCTTCGACATCTAGCCGCGCGGGTGCGACCTCGACGACGAAGCGGTAGCGCCAGATCGGACGAGTGACCGCGTCCTCGCCCTCGGTGTCACGATGCCAAGCGGCAGGGTCGTACTTGGCCTCAACCAGGCGCACGCGGAAGCCGTCAGGAACGTCAGCCCCCAGTGATCGGACTGCAGCTGCCCAGGACGCCTCGTCGGCCAGTGCCGGTGACGGTGGCAGGGTGACTATGCGAGAGCCGTCGGCCTCGTACTTGATGCCAGGTTCCCAGCCTTGTGGGCTAGTGGACTGTGCGACGGTTGACTTCGCCTCGCGTAATCCCTCAAGACGATCGCCGAGACTCATCCTCGGCACTCTCGCTTGCGATGTCGGATAACAGAGTGGGGCGATATGTCGTGACCTTCTGCCTTGAGCGCTCGAGAGATAGCCGCCGAGGTGAAGCCGAAGTCGTCAAAAGCCTCCTGCAGCGCCTTAGCGTCCTCGGAAGACAGGTTGGCCACAAGTGTGCAGACACTGCAGACAGGGCCTTTCAGGGTCTTTCTATTGGCAGCGAGCGCAGCGCTGAGACTCATAGCGGTCGGATCCCGTCCTTGTCGATTTTCAATCGCTTAATGACGTCAGCCACATCGGCCGGCGTCGTGTTGCGCTTAGCGCCGACGTCCCAGCCTTGGCTGAGCTCGGTGTGCATCTCGTCGCAGCTCTTCCAGGCGTAGCCATTGGCAAGCACGTGGTGGCCGTCGCCGGTGACGTACTGCGCCAGGATCTTCTTGAGGATTGCTGTCTCGTCTGCTGTCATGTGGTGCTTGTTGTCGGCCTTGAGTACGTCATACCTGACGTCGACAGCCGTGCCGCTGCTGTGATTGCTGAGCCCTGTGCTAAGCCGCGACTCGCGATAGTTCCAGCCGTCAACGGGGCCAGGATTGAGCCGTAGCCGAAGTGGCATGTCGCGGTTCCAGTCGCGCAGAAACGCCGCAAACAATGGTGCTGCGGATCGAGCCACGCGAACGCTGCGAGTCGTGCCAGGAATCTTGATAGACCGAAGGCGCGGATTGAGGCTGTACTTGATGGCCGTCCAGCCGTTTAGAGAGGTTGCCATTACTCGGCAGCCTTGTCAGAGCCGACGCCGTACTGCCGAGTCAGTGGCGTGAAGTAGGCGATCAGGGCAGTCAGGACTACGCCGGCCAGGCCAGCAAGCACGGGGTCCGAGATCCATGCGGGGACGACCTTGGCGCTGACGTAGCCAAGGATCGGGACCAGCAGCATGAGCACGAGGTGACGAAGTTCAGGGGGCAGCTTGTCCAGCATGTTGTGCTCCTCAATAAGAAAAGCCCCGCAACTAGCGGGGCCAGTTGCGGGGTCTTTCAGTCGTCGAGCTTGATGCCGGAGTGCAGCGCAATGCGAATCATCATGTCCTCAAGTCGTCGAGTGGACTTGGCGACGTCTGGCAGCGACAGACCGCCATTGGCTGTCGGCTGGATCGGGGCCGTGGCCTTGTCGATCTCGTAACGCACGACCTCACTAATCTCCTCGCGCAACTGTTTGCGAGACCATCGGAACAATCCGACGACCGAGCCGATGAACAGTGCGAGGAATCCAAGGATCGTGGCCAGGTCGGTGATGTCGACGCCGTTGTTGTTTACATCGAAGAATGAGGCGAGAAGCATGAGCAGCCTTTGTTCGGCGTGACGGGGTTACGGTGCGGACGGTGAGATGAAGTTGCTGCCGTCCCAGGTGTCGCCTATGCCTGCGTACTTTCCGCGTGGGTAGGGCGTCGGTTGGCCTACGGGGTAATGCGTGAGCACGTAGTCAGCCGAATCGGTGTCGGGGTAGCAGGAGACCAGGAACGCTTGACCGAGTGCTTCTTGCTCAACGCCGTGATCATCCTGCATGACGACCGACTCGATGCGCTCGACGCGATTTACAATGCCGCTAGGGCAGTATGCAAAATATGGCATGTAATTACCCCTTAACCGATCACAATGATGACTACGCCAGTTCCACCAGCACCACCAGCAAAAGCCGTGTAATAGCCTCCGCCGCCGCCGCTTCCCGTGTTGGCATTACCGACTCCACCGGCTCCGCTAGCTGATCCTGCGCCACCGATTGAGGAGCCACCGGCAGCGTTACCAACACCGCCACCGCCGCCACCACCTGCGTAGGTGACTGCCACGCCAGTGATGCTGTTTGATGAACCGATCCCGCCAGTTCCACCTGATGTAGTTGAACCGTTAGAACCGACCGCACCTGCGCCGCCGCCACCGCCGCCGCCCGCGTTTGCGCCTGTTCCAGAGGTTCCGCCGTTATTTCCAAAGTTTGTCGTTCCTGCACCACCTGCGATGCCACTACCCGCGCCGCCACCGCCAGAGCCGCCACCTGCGGCGTAGTTGCTGTAGCCAAATCCTCCACCGCCGCCGCCAGAGGAAACATACGAACCGACTAGGCAAGCGTTGCCGTTCAGGCCTGACGCACCGCCGCCGCCAATGGTCACAGTCGTTGAGCCCGCGCCAAAATATGCGTTGAGATTGGACTGCAAGGCTCCTGCGCCACCGCCACCGCCTGCTGTGGAGTTTGCTGCGCCAGGTCCACCCGCTCCACCTGAGCCAACAACAAGGATTTCCGCTAACCCTGCCGCAGCAAAAGTGATTGTTCCTGATCCCGTGAACTTGTAAATGGTCTTGCCGGGTCGAGTTGTCGTGTCAACGGCAGGTGACCCTGTTGTGCCGCTAACGGATGCTTTTGGGAGGCCACCTGCCACGATGCTCCAGGTGTTTGTCGCTGTCTTGATAAGTGCCGCGCCTGAGTTCTGCGCGATAGTTGCCGTTCCGTTCAGCGTGACGCCTGCGCCGGACACGGTGACCGTGCCAGCGCCGAGGTTCAGCAACGAGATGATCGTGCCCGTGGCGTAGGCGACGCTTGCAAAAGTGGGGACCGTCACGGTCACCGCGCTCGCGTTGCTCAATGTCACCAGGCCGCCCTGGTCAGATAGGACGAGCGTGTATGTCGTTCCAGTCTGCGCGTTTGTGGTCAGCGTGTTGAACGCTGTATTGAGGTTCGCAGCCGTGAGAATTGCGCCGGCACTGAAGGCGACCATCTGATTCCTTTCCTAGAATCCGAGAATGTTGGAGTCAAGGACGCCCCAAGTGGAGTCGTCCAGAATGAAAGCGGCCGTCGTCTCGCTCATGCGGAACGTGACCATGTGCCTGCCAGGGTCTGCCTCGTGCTCAATGCCGTCGACCGAGACGATCTGAGCAGTCGAGGCGTTAGGTGGCGTTACCGACACGACGTCGCCGAGCTCAAGCTGCAACACCTGCGTTGCTTGATCGCTGCTTAGGCCCGTCAGGTTCACCGCGATGGAGTCCACGCGATAACGGGGTTGCGAGTAGAGGTTGGCCTGCCAGTTGGCCAGAGCCAGCGCCTGCGTGGATCCCGACAGGACCGTGTCGTATCTCTTGTCAATGATGCCGTAGGCAGCCTGCGAGGTGGCGTCGTCCACGATCGCCGTGCCACCGATAACTGAGCCGGCCGTGTAGGTGACCTGCACCGAGTTGGCCATCTCCTCAATGCCGTAGACGACCTCACAGCCGACGTAGGGAATGCCGACCGAGCCGCCGAAGGACGCGCCAGTGGTGAACGCCTGCAGCTGCGAGCGATCCTTGAAAGTGATCTGCCCAAGCTTGTTGACGAACAGTGCGCCTGGCTCGGATACGTCGGCCACCTTTTCTAGGTAGGCCAGAGCGTTTGTCGCGTCGGGGATGACGTCGGCGTCGAGCGTGGCCTGACCAGTAGCAATAGAGCGCTGCGTTGCCGGCCAGCCGATTGTGTCAAGGATCGCCGACACTCGAGCCCCGCTCAGCTGCGAGGTGGCCGTGCCGAGGCTGAGGGTCTGCTGCGCTAGGTAGGACAGGCCGTCGACCGCCGAGGGCTCAGCCGTGGCGTTGCCGCTGACGTCGTAGGAGAAGTTCCAGTCGGCCACGTTGCCGTTGTACAGCTGCGAGTTGAGGTGGTCGATGACGACCTGCTTGCCGGGAACAATGGAGCCGTAGTAGGCACTAGAGGCGTTGGTCGGGTCGTATTTGCTGCCCGTGTTTGTCATGTTGTCCAGGACTACTGTCGCGTTGCCAGCCGTGAACTTCTCCAGCGAGCGAGAGCGACCGCGTCGGATGCTGATCTTCCGCACGTCATTAGTGACGTCAACGAGAACCGTGCCGCCGAGCTTATAGGTGGCGTTATCCAGCACGCCCTTGGTCGCATCGTCAAGGGTAAAGTAATTGCCGACGCCATTGGCTGAAAGGTCAAAGCCGATCTGCACGCGCATTAGGCGCTCACAAAGACAGGACCGTTGGCCTGCTCAAAGCGCTTGATATACGAGATGACCTCTTGCCCGATGGCTCGAGGATCGCCGACTCCCGTGTTCACGGTGATCGCGTAGTTGTTGCCGCCGCCGCCCATCGCGCCCAGCGGACTGTTGCCGGCCGAGCCGGACAACGGGACAACGGCCTCGGGTCCGGCTTCGCCGATCAGTGCCACGGTCGGCACGTTGACTATGCCGCCGGTCGCACCTGCAGGCACCAGGTTGAAGGGATTGGAGAATCCTGCCGGGAACGGCGAGGCAACCGGCGTGGTGTCTGGAACGCTCAGGCCAAAGGGGTTGGCAACGCCAGCCGACGAGAAGCTGGCAGGAGCACTTGCGCCTGCGCCCGTCGTTTCCACGGTCAGGCTGACGGTGCGATGCAGTGACGCCGCCAAATTGTCCATCATGTTCTCGAGCGCCTTGCGGCCCTTGCCCTTGATGCCCAAAGTGTCAAGCAAGCCAGTGACCACTGCCATGGCTGCCGTGATGCCCGCAAGCTGGAACGCCTGCGCGGACTGGCTGCCGACCTGATCGGCCACAAACTGCGCGCCCTTGACTGCGTCGTTGACGCGCGCCACGTTCTGCTGAATGTTGCCGTCAAGGAAAGCGTCAGCGACTGCCATGCCCTTGTCCGCACCGAGTTTTGCCAGGTCGGACCAGGTCTTGGAGTTGAGGTTTGCAGCGAGCAGCTGCGCCATCTTCTGGCCGAACTCGGCGGCTCGGTTGGCCTGATTGACGATCTCGTCAATGACATTGGTGCCGGCGTCGTGTGCCGCGATCAGCGCGTTCTCAAAATCAAGACCGGCAAACAGCCCGTCCGAGATCGCCTGGCCTGCGTCGCGTGCTGCGCCGACGGCCGAGATGACGCTGTCCAGTGCTGCCTGGATCTGATCGCGAGCGGCCTGCGTCACCTTCTTCTTGCCCAGGTCAATGCCTTGAACCAGGCCGTCGATCAAGTCCTTGCCGATGTCGGCAAACAATTCCGAGGGAGAATGTGAGCGCGCCTCGCGTCGAGCGGCCTGCTCGGCGTAGCGCACCAGTGCAGCCGTGGACATACCCAAGGCAGCGGCAGAAGCGTCGACGCCCTGCTTGACGCCAGCGGCCAAGTCCTTGCCGATGCCGACGCCGACAGCTGTCGTGCCGGCAGCACCAGCTGCGAGCGCGCCAGGAATCTTGGCTGCACCGTTTTCCCAGACGCCAATCGTGCCGAGGAACTTGTCAATGTCCTTGGGCTTGAATCCCTGGGCAATCAACTTGGCGCGGATGTTGTCGGTCATGGTGGCGAACTTGGCCTGAATATCCTCGGCAGTTGCGCCGGTCTCATCGCCCCATGCCTGGGCAGCCTTGACCGCGTTGTCAAACACTCCAATGATTGAGTCGCGGTTTTTCAGGCCAGCGTCAGTGTTGTCGTTCAGCGAGCGCGAGCTCTTGTCCAGCGCGTCCTTGATGTCCAACAGAGACTTCTTGTAAGCATCCATTGACTGGACGTTGGAGAACTGACTGTTGAGATCCTTGAACGCTGCAATCAGATCCTGTTCGGCCTGACCGATTTCCTTGGTGACTCCAGAGACGCCAGTAGCAGTGTTGATGTATGACTGCCAGTACTCCGTTGACGCCTTTGTGCTGTCGTCGATCTTCGCTTGCTCAGCGGTCAGCGCTTTGCCGTAATTGGCGAACATGGGAATAATTTGCTGAAAGCCCAAGAACGAGACCTGATACCCGTCGTTGCTTTCTTTGCCTTTTTCTTGACGCTTGATGAAGTCGTCGATGGCCTTGGTCGCATTGGCAATACCGGCAACCATCGCGCCGATGCCGGTGATGGCATCAGCGGTCTCCTGGCCAAAGCTGGCAATTCCGTTGACTGCGCCGTTAGTGCCGCCAAAGGCCATGGACACGTTGTCAATCGCATTGAGCAACGAGTAGCCGATGGCCTCCTTGGCCTCACCAGCGGCAACCGTGATGCGGTCCATCTTGCCCTGGTAGGTCTGCGCGGCAGCTGCAGCCTGGCCGCCGAACTTGTCAGACAGCGCCCCGGTGATAGCGACCATGTCGCCGCTCTTGAGCAGTGCTTTGTCCAGGCCGACACCGAGACGACCGAGGGCTGTGGCCTGTCCTGAATAGCCTTTGCTCAATGCGAGCGTGACCGTGCTCAAATCGCGACCGCTGCCCTTGGAAATATCAAGCGCAAGGGCTAGTGCCTTCTGCGAAGTTTCTACGTCACCTGTGACGGTGATCAGTTTCTGCAGATTTGGACGAAGCTGATCATCCGCAACACCGTTGGCCAGCGAAAGCTTCTGCACAAACGCCTCCACGTTTGCGTTCTGCCCTGCAAGCCCGACGTTCTCCATGGCCTTGGCCAGGGCGACCATCGAAACCTGGTCCTCCATGGCGGCCTTGGCCGACTCCTGCATAAAGTCGATGACCTTAGTGACAGAGAAAGCAGCAAGCAGGGACGCTCCGACTCCGGCCATGACCTTGCCGAAGCCGCCCATGACGCCGCCAGTCGCGCCCGTCTCCCTCTGCAGTCGCTGCAGCTCTCGCATCGCGCGCTGGACATCGGTGTTGTCGTACTCACCCTTGATGATGACGTTGATGTTGCGGTTCTTAGCCATGTGTCAACCGCCTCTCTCAGTCGCTCGATGCTTCGCTTGCGTACTTGGCCACGACTAAGTCGATAAGTTCTCGCGCCTTGTCAATGTTCTTGTCAAAAGCAGGGGCCAGGGATCGCGGCCAGAAACTTGAGTTTCTTGACCCTGCCCCAAACTTCTTGTTGAGGTTCTGACGGAACAGAGCCGAGCCGCCGGTAGCGCCCCAGTTCGTGTCCTTACTGCCCGCCAATTCCCAGATAGCCCCGCCAGCGTTCATCTGCTGCACGGTGACAACCGTGGAAAACAGGTTGCCCTTGCGGAATTTCTTGCCGGCCTTAGCGCGGACGCCACCTCGAGCAGCCGCACCGTCAAACGGAATAGGCCGCAGCTCGCTGTGCTGAGTGATGATGCCGCCACGTCGAGTTTGCTTTGGCGTGTTCCAGCCGCCCCAGTTGCTCAAGGCGTTAGTTGACGGGATTGCACCTTGCGAAGCGCTGACAATGCCTGAACCGGCATCCTGCAATTCGCGCGTCATTCCGTCGTATGCCTTGCGGTCAAACTCACGCAAACGAGTCAGAGTTTCCACTAGCCCAGTGACCTGAACTTGAGTATCTACGGGATGAGACATGCCCTAACCCCTTTGCGCTTTTTGTTGCTCAATGTCACGCCATCGCAGGTAGCGGAACATGGTGGCGATCTCGCGTGGTCCTTGCCGAGCGATCTCGTCCGGCAAGCACTTCCACTCGTAAGCCAGGTGTGTGATCAGCCAGTGGGCTGAGTGCTCTCCAAAGGGACGATCTCGTCCTCAATGTCGTCGCCAAACACGATGCCGGCAACCTTCTCGGTCCACAGGTCAAACTCCTCGACCGTCAGCTTGGCGCGGTGAAGCGTCACCCAAGCCAGATAGAGCATGTGCTCAAGGTGCAGGTCGGACATGAGCGTTGACATTGACTTCTGGTACTTACGCTCAAACGCGAGCAGCTCGGGGGCAGCGGCCGTAACCGCCGCCTCCGAGCCGTCGACGTATTGCACCCGGAGGGAGATCCGCATCATGGTGTGCCCCTTTCATTGGGCTAATAGAAAAGCCCCTTGAAAGGGGCGCAGGTGGTGAAGCGGTGTGGAACTAGGCGGTCGCGCGAGTGATCGCGCCAGTGACCGGCCAGGTCACGTCGAACGTGGCGAGGTCGCCGACCTGGCCGCCTTCGGTGATTGCGTTGATGAGGCAGTTGAAAGTGAACGACGGGTTGGTCGCCGACACTGCAGTACCTGCGGGGGTGATGACGACAGTGCCAATCGAGCCCATGAGCGGGTAAAGGGTTGCGTCAACGCTGCTGGCCGCGTAGTCCTGCAGGAACGACAGCGAGACCTTGGCGGCCTTCAGGCCACCGACGCGACTGCGCCAACCTGAGCCGCCGAAAGCGGTGGTCTCGACGTCGTCGGCTTCGATTGCGAGTTCGGCCTTCTTGACCGAGGTGCTGAGTGCCACGCCGTTGATGCTGACGGTGACATCTGTGAGAACGAGCTTTGCCACGGGGATTCCCTCCTAATAAGAAAACACCGTCACGGACCAGGTGGCCGTGAGGTATACCTGACCATCAGCCAACGTGGTCGGCGTGACGCCGGTCATGTCGGTGACGCGAAGATCAGCCACGAGTCCGCCAAGTGTCTTGTCGGATTCGATGGCGTCCTTGATAGACCCCGTCCCAATTGGGGCGCAGTAGGTGTCGATCAGTTCTTGCCCAGTGCGCTCGTCCGCGCGGGTTGCGAGGACGATCACCTGGAAGCTGTATTCGTCAATCCCTCGACCGAATGACTGGTCGTACCTGATCGTCGGCGGCGTAACGATTGCCTGCGGCGGGTTCGGGTTGTCGGGGATGTAATACGAGACTCGGATGCCCGAGATGTTGTTCGCGATGTTGTTCGCGATGGCTTGGCGCATGCCGGTGATGCTCACGCGACGCGCTCCCGCTGGTACGGAGCGAGCAGCATGGCAACGTCGGGGTCAAGTCCGCGCGAGACGCGGATCGCTCCCATGTCACCGAAGCCGGCAACGCCGAGCGGGGAGTCGGTGCGCTTGTAAATGCGCGACGCCTGCAGCACGGCCGCCTGAGTCACAGCTGCAGGTACGGCCGGCCAGCCGAACGTGCCGATGACCTGAAGGGATGCCTTCGCCGGTGACTCAAGGAAGTAGAAGTTCCAGTCGCCGATGCCGAGCAGGTAGGAGCCGACGGCGCGGATGCGAGTCGCGGGCCAGGGTGCGCCGTCCATGATGCCGTTCATGGGCTCGAGCTGATAGTCAGCCGTGCCCATGGTCGTGTTGTAGTTGCCGTCAAGATTGTTAGACAGGTTGATCGTTACGGCGCTGCCTGCCACCAGGTCGTCGATCTGGCAGACAAAGGAGTTGTCGGGCGCGTAGACCCGAGTGCCAAAGGTCTGCCCGAAGTTGCGCTGGCAGAACGTGTCGATCATTGACGAGGCAGCGCTGCCGGCCAAGTTGATCAGTCCGTCGTCGACCGTGTCGGTGATTCGCAGCGCGGCCTTGATCTGCTCCGTCGAGGCATACAGCGTCATGCGAGTCCTCTCATCCAGTCCATGATGTGTGTCCTAAGTGGCTCGAGCTCGGTAGGTGTGTCCGAGTGCCAGCGGTAGTCGAAGTCAATGCGGCCAGTCGTGGCGAAGGTTGCGCCGATGCGCGCGAAGCCGACCCACAGTGCCCAGTCCTCGTAGGGTCCGAGCTGCGGTTGAAACGGCACGCGCTCCCACAGGCGACGGCGAAACGCGCTGCCGCAGGGGACGAGGTTGCCGATCACTTTCAGCACGGCCTCAGTTGAGACTGTCGGCATCCATGTGCCGCCCTTGGATAGTTCCATGCCGTAGGCCACGACGTCGGCGTCCGACTCAGTGATGCCGTCCAGCGCACAGGGTCGGTAGGTGTCGTCAACGCATACCCACGAGATCCAGTCGGTGTCGCAGGCGTCGACCGCGATGTTGAGCCAGCCGCCAAAGCTGAACGGCTCCTCGCAGACGACAACAGTGACGTCAATCGGCAGCTGCTCGGGCGCGGTCTTGCAGACCAGCACGACCTTGTCCGGCTGCGTGGTCAGGTTCTTGATCGACTCGGCCCACGCGGGGATGTAGTCGTCGTAGGTCCAGCAGACAGCGATCACGCCGATCGTGGGCTTCGTCATCAGTCCGATCCGAGGTGCGCGTGCCAGCGCAGGTAGGGGTTGACGTACTCGTCACCGTCAAAGGTCGCGAAGTCGATCGGCTGGGACCAGAGCAGGTAGGGCAGCGAGACTTGGTCTTGGATGCTGCCGTTCTCCTGCTCGGCCAGCCAGGCCGCTCCGAAGTCCTTGGCTGCCGGAGTGTGCTGCCAGCGCAGCGTGCCGCAGGCATACAGGCCGAAGTGCTCAGGCATACCTGCCGCCCGGTAACGGGCTGTTTGCTCGCGGATGTTCTCGCGCGCGTACTTCGGCCAGTCCTGGCAGTAGACCGCCTCAGCGAATAGGCAGTCGCGGGGCTCAGGGTGTCGCCAGGCGATCAGATCGGCAGAAGGGTGCTTGTCTAGCCACTCGCGGAACAGGCCGCCAGTGACCTCGCAGGAGCCGTCAATCCATACGCTCGCGTCGGTGTCGACGTAGTGCCAGGGTGTCAGCTTTGCGCGCTTGGCTGCGAGCCTTGGTCGATCGCTCGGATCCTCAACAACTACTCGCCAACCATCCACCTCGAGGTCGGTGCGATCGGTGACTAGGACCGCGTCGTCAAAGCCGTGATCGGTGGGCAGCGGCCTTGGGCTGTCGTAGCCGCCGAATACTGCCGAGATGATCGTCAGTCCCACGACTGCGCTCGACGTCGGGCCAGGGACCACGTGCCGGCCGAGTAGTCCTCGGCTTCGCGCTTGGCCGCGTAATAGTCCATGTTCGCCTTGTAGGTGCGCGCGTTCGCTTCCTGATAGCCAGACTGCAGCGTGCTCGAGTTGGCGTGCGTGACGGTGACGTCAGTTGCGCGGACCTCAATGTCGACCGCCTCGCAGCGGCGCGTCATGTCGTTGTCCTCAAAGTAAGCAGGATGCAGCATCTCGTCAAAAAGACCGCCGACCTTGTCAATGACGTCCTCGCCAATGGTGAACGCGCACCACGGTGGGATGCCGGCCGACAAGGTGATGCGATCAGGGCCAGAAGCTGCAGCAAGTCGCTCAAGGCTGCCGGCGTGCCACGCGATGTCGTAGTTCGCGATCAGCCACCAGGGGGCAAAAGGCGCGGACTTGATGCCAAGGTTCCACGATCCGGCAACGCCGAGGTTGGCTGGCATGGTGATGACGTGGGCGCGCTCGATGCATCGGTTTCTGCTGACCGAGTCCAGATCGACGCCTGCTCCGTTGTCGATGACGATCAACTTCTTGATCGGGTAGTCAATCGTGGCAAGCATCTCGTAGAGGGTCGATCGGCCCGTCAGTATCGGAACGATCAGCGCGGGGATCACAGCGCGGCGAGGGTAGGCAGCCAGTAGGTGTCGAACACGAAGTCGGCCCCGTACTGCGACGCAAACTCCACGGCCTTGGCCGAGCGTCCACGTCCTCGCGCGTAGGCCTCTTCAAGCGCCTCGGTAATCATCTCAACCGACGGAGTGACCAGCCAGGCTTTCTGTGGTGCGTCGAAGAAGGGCTGGCCGTCGATGAGCCAGCCGTCGCCGACGAGCTCAGGCTGCGCGGTGGCGTTGCTGACGATGACGGGCGTGCCGCACGCCTGAGCCTCAACTGCGGGGATCCCGAAGCCTTCGCCCATTGACGGCTGCAGCAAGACATCCATGCCGGTGTAGATCGCGGCGAGCAGCTCTTGCGGGATGCCAATGCGGAAGGCGTAGGGGTCAACGAAGCGCAAGCGGTCCATCGGGATGCCGACCGAGCGGGCGAGCTCCTCGAGGTTGATGCCGCCCATGGATCCGCGGTCCTCGGTGTGCACATAGAGCCAGATGTCGTCGTGGTCACGCATGACCATGGACGCGGCCAGGAAGGCCTCTGGGAAGGCTTTGCGGTTAGGGATGACGCCTTTGTTCGCGCTGTTCATTCCGATCACGTAGGCGTCCTCAGGGACGTCCATGAAGGCGCGGCCGGTGAGTTGCTCGCTGCCGGTGGAGAAGGTAGCGGTCTCGGTGAATACGGGCTCAATGGCGTGCGGCACGTAGTGGTGCTCAATGCCTGCTCGGTCGAGCATTGACGAGCCAAACTTGCTCATCGCGATCGGCGTCACGTTGTCGCGCCTGCACCAGTCAAGAACCTTGGGAGGTGCGGGTGTGTGGTCGATCGGCAGCCAGGAGGCGATGCGCGGCACGGTGTCCCACTGTTTGCCCTGGTAGACCCATACGTCGTACAAGGTGAACAACAGGGGGTCGATGCCGCCGGTCTCGCCTGTCCATGCGTGATAGTGCGCGGGGATGATGTCGTTGCTGTGCATGTCGAAGCCGCGCGGAAAGTGCTTGATGCCTTCCCAGCTGCTGACTGATCCTTCTAGTCCGTAGTTGCTGGCGAGGGCGACTTGGTGGCCTTCGCGCGCGAGCCTGCGGACGACTTGCGCCGTTTGGGTTCCGTAGCCTGTTCCGACTGTGGGGCTATTGGACGCCCAGAGGATGGATCGACCGGCTGCGCTAGGTGTGCTCGAACGAGCAGCTGCGCGGTCCACGGTGGCAGGTTGAGATGGGTTTCCTTGACGGCGACGAGCATTGGCCATTGACCTTGTCTTTCTGTGCGCAGGATGAGGTGACCTAGGGGCGCGAGTCCTGCGCTCCTCGCGCCCCTAGGTCGATCAAGACAGGGAGCGCTTAGGAAGCGCCACCCTGGAACACCGCGATGTGCGAGGACTGCGGGAGACCGCCGTCGACGCGCATGGTGGCGCGGAAGGTGACCAGGCCCGAGGAGAAGGCGAAGTCATCGGAACGGTCGAGGCGGATGCCGCCGACCTTGCGCACGAAGAACGACTTGAGGTCGCCTGCGACCAGTGACTTTGCACCAGTGGCGGGTGACACGACGTGCGGGTTCTCGACAATGTTGTAGCCGAGCACACGGTCAGGCGTGCCGTTCTGCAGTGCGGGCTCGAACACGTAGTAGCCGGCCGGGTTGGTCAGCTTGCGCAGTGCTGCGATGCCCTGTGCGCCAGCCATGAGGCGGAACGACGGGAGCATGCGGACTGCAGTGTTCGTTGCGTACACCAGGTCAACGACGTTGGCGTAGGTGAACGCACCCGAGACGCCAGTGCCGCCGGTGATGGCGACGGAGCCCGAGGTCACGATGCCGTTCGGCTGAACGGTGCCGGTACCGATGGTCAGGGCGCTGTTGACGGCGTAGCCGATGCCCTGTCCGACGTTGGTCCCGAGGTAGCCCAGGATGTCCACGCCCGCGTCCTCAAGCATTTCGGTGCTGACCTGGGTCAGGAACGAGTACTTGAAAGCGCCGAGGGTGAGGAACGACTGGAACGACGGATCGCTCGCGCCGATGGTGGAACCTTCTGCAGTAACCGTGCCAGTGCTGTAGGCGCTGGTGCGGGGGATCTGCAGGTTCTCTCCACCAGTGGTGTCGAGGATGGTGGTCAGGTTCTCGTCGAGAAGCGGGCCGGTGTAACGGAGCAGCTCAACGACCTTGTCGTAGAAGCGGGTCGGCACGGGTGCGCCAGTGCTGGCCTTGGTGACCGAGCGCTTGTCGAACTGAGCCGAGCGGATCTCGCCACGGGCGAGGCTGCGGATCATGTCAACGTCGGACTGCTCGGAGATGCGAGCCTCTTCTGCCGGACGAGCCTCGGCGTGACCGGCAACTGCCGAGCGCACCTCAGACTCGCGAGCAGCGAGAGCGTTCATGTCGTCGATGATTGCCTTGCGCTGATCCATGTCAGCAAAAGCGCGGTCAACTGACTCGCGCTCGGTAGCGTCGAGTGAGCGGGACTCTGCAGCGGCGCGGTCAAGGATCTCCTTGGCCGCCTCGTATGCGCGAGCGCGCTCCTCGAGCTGGACCTTGATGTAGTCACTCATGGTGACTCCTTTCGGTTCAGGTTGGGATGAGGGGGTGTTTCCGTAGCGGCTCCGCATACGGGGATCTGGGCGCGGCTCCGCGACCCAGAAGTGTTAATTGCGCTTGGCAAGTTCCAGGCGCATCGCGAGCGCGCGGATAGGCGCAGACTCGGGGTTGTTGATGTCCTCGCCGGTGAGCGGGTCAATGGGCTCGGCGGGCTCAGGGATGACGACGTCGGGGAACGGCCTGCCGACCATGACGCGCAGCTGCCAGAGCCACATCTGTGTCATGCCGACGCGGTCAGCGAGCATGTTGAAGATGCCCTGCTGATTGGCTTCCTCGGCTGCGGCTGAACTATCGACCAGGCACATGAGCAGACCGTCGAGTCCGTCGATCAGCTCGTTGATCATGCCGGTCGCGTCGGTCGGTGACGCGGACTCGGGGATCTCGGCCAGGGCTAGGAAGTCGGACAAGCGGAACGGGGCAGGGGCTCCGAGCTTGCGCAGGCTTTCGGCGATGGGGTCAATGCTGTCGTCAAGGTCTGCGTAAATCTTGCCGAACAACTTGTGCAGCTGCGGAAAGTCTGGGCCGATGACGTTCCAGTGGAATCCGTGCGCGCGGAACTTCATGCTCACGGTGTCGGCCAGCAGTGAACCGAGTTCCTCAATGAGATCGTTCATGGTCTAGACCGCCTTTGCTGATAGGTCAAGGCGCTGGCGCAGGACGTCCAGCGGCGCGTCAGGTGATGTTTCGGGAGCCACGGTGTTAACGACTGCGCGCAGCAGTTCGGCCTGCTCGGGGCTGACGTTGCCCTCAAGCAGTGCGTTCATGGCGTCGGCCAGGTCGTCAGGAGTCGTGGCTGCGCGCGTGGCAAGCGAGGTCATCTTGCGGACCATGGCGCTTGTCGCTGCGTAAGCCGGCACGCCAGTGACGACGCTGACTTCATGCAGGCGCACCTCGTTGAGGCGACGCTGCGATCCGTCGGCGCTCCACTCGTCGCCGCCGCGCGG